CGTTTCTCCGGCCCCTGCTACGCTCAGATGCGTTTCGAAAATGTTTCATAGGTTTTCCAGAGTTATGTATTCCTCTGGGTCCCTATTTGACGGAGAAACCATCAACATTAGACAGGATTCGTTTCCTTCCTCATGTGAGCTCTATCAGAATACCCATCCTTGCGAAGGATAGGCAACCTAAGGTCGAGAATCTTTCGATCGTAAACCCGCTCACAATCAGAGAGGCAGAAGGGGTTCCACCTCTTTCCTGCTCCTAAGGGATTAGATATGTCAAGTCGTATTACACGATTCGGCGTCTCTTCTGCCCTTTCGAGCAGCGATTTGGTTATCTTACATCACCGATCCCGGTAGGTGGCCTATTTCAGCTCCTGTTCCGAGATCGGCTTCAAGGCCGATCCCAAGCTTAACTTACGGTATTCGCGGATCACCGCAGTATCGTACAGGGAGGGTCCCATTCGGCGTCTCTTCTCTGCTCAGTTCTTGCTTAAGGAACCTTACCAGAGCGATTTGGCTATTCTACTTCGATCGAGCGGCAGCTTGCCCACTCGTCTTCAGAGCCGATCTCAGGTACGACACTACGGATCACCTCGATTCGGCGTCTCTTCCTGTAGTTACACAGGCGATTTGGTTATTCCACTTCATCAATTGATAGTAGGTGATCTATTTCAATCCCTGTTCTAACAATCGACTTCGGAGCCGAGCTCAAGATACCGCAGAGTAAGAGTCCCCTCTTACCCCTCTATTGTCTCCTAGGAGTTGTTGACTGGGTCAACAGTTGCCCTAAACGTACTAGAGTAACGGTACCATCTCTTTAGCATCTTAGACTCGCTTGTCGGAGGTTTTCCTTCTGACACTCGAGTTTGGATGTTTCTAGGGAAAGGTAACGCCGCGAACTCAGTTTCGATCTCTCGGAACTGGGCCCAAAGGTTCTCAAGGCTCTCCCAGTCAAGGGAGTAGCCCGGAACTAAAGGATCTTGCGGTTTCGCAATCTGTACAGTCCGAGTTCGATATTCAATTGGCGGTGCCACTTGAACTCCGGGTGCCGAGGAAGGAACCTCGGTAACCTGGACGAACGGGACACGGGGTTCTACACTAGGTGTGGACAGACGTCCCTTACGGACCGAGGCGGAGACCCACTCGTTGAAATCTTTCTCATTGTCATATTCAGAATGCCATTCGGGCAACACCGTTGCCTTAAGGTGATCTAAATAGAGGGCCCTGAGATCGAGATCAGGATGTGGAACCACCCCCGCGTCTGTAATGCACGTGCCTTTTGGGTCTGGCTCATATACAGCCTCTAGTCGAGCATTATACTCTTCCAGAGTCTGCGGTCTGAACCACTGCCCATCCACAGTGTACCACCCCTCGGGTGGACAGAAGACCTCCTCTACAACTTCCTTCGTTTCCGGAGCTACCTGAGGCAATGAGATTTCCTCTAGCTTAGTACGAAGGTCCCGAGCGCTTATGACCACATCCAAGAAACACTCCCGATACACCGTCTCATTTAGGGAATCCACCACCTCACTAGGTGTAGTGGCTTCAATCCCCGAATGCTTCGATGCTCGATCAGTGCCTCTAGGTGTCGTGCCATAATGTTCACGATCCCTATAGACCGTCCCTAACTTCTTAGCCAGAGCTATTAGCTCCGAGTAGGAATCTAGGTATTCGAGCATGAGTTTAACCTCAGACTCGAAGAATAGTCTACAGAGACCTTGAACCCTGGTCATCGAAGTCTTATATAGGCTAGTTACCGATTTCAAGGGTAACCAACCTTTTAGACCTGTATAACCAGGACCCCCGGGACCGTAGAACGTGATTATGTAATTTCGCAATCGTTTTGGTAACGTGAAGAGGCGCTTTGATGCTGAAGCCTTTGCGCGATACCCATATCCCAGAACAGATAGCATCTGTCCAAAGGATAATGAGTATTTGCGCACAAGCTCCAGAAGGCCGGCTAAGGATAACCGACCAACCACAAACTCGGCAAAAGGAACCATTGAGACGTTCTCTCCGTTAAGGAAAGTTCGCTTCGCAAATTCCAAGGCCTTGCCTGTTGTTGAGATCAGAGACTTGTGGTCCCCAATCCCGACATCTAACGCTTTCATGATACCAGCGTATTGTTTAGCTACACAGTCACGGGCTATAACTACGTCGTCTCCCAAGACGGCGTAGCCTTCGTACCATGGTTTATCAGAGGTAAGTACGCCCGCCTTAAAGGCGGACCACTGAACGATTGCATGGTGAAGAAAAGCCAGCATCGCCCAAGAACTGAGCGCACCCATAGGCTGTCCGGTTGCATACTGGACATATCCCAGCTCAGAAACAGTCTGTTTAGGACCATTCCCGAACTTGATTGTCTTGGGACAGTGATACTTCCGACCAACCATGAGGCAAGCCCACAGTTCTGCCCCCCAACTTGTTAAGAAGGGAGACAGTAGTACTTTTTGAAGTACGATAGGCAGACGATCGGTGGCGGCTGACAAATCAAATGAATACAAGGAGATTGGTTTTGAGAATTTCTTCTCATTAGCATCCTTCCAAGTAAACAAGTGACGGATCGGCCGCTCCTGATCGAATGTCCCATCCTGTGGGATCCGCTCCAGTAACCCAAAGATCGCCTTATGAAGGCGATCAAAGAGCCACTGTGTCCAAGGATCGACCATGGCAAACACCCGGACTTTACCAGCTGGTTCCGGTTTGAACCCAAGTTTCCCAAGCCAATTAGTTGCTTCGAAAGGGCATTTCGGCCCTCCCGAGGATAAGGGAAGAGAATCCTCCCAAACCCACAACTCTTTGGCCCAAGATTCTATCCGGTTCAGCACCCACTGGTTACCAGTCATTTTACACCAATTTTGCAAAATTGGGTAGAGAGGACTATGCAACCACGTGAATGCTGAAGCCAAAATAGATGCAGGTGATGTACTCTGAGCACCGCTCGGAATACTATCACCTCGCACCGCGGGTCCAGACTTAGAAATCAGGAATGGTTTGGCCCGGAGTCCTTTCAAGAATTCCAATGGACCCTCGCCCTCTTCACTCCACAATGCATCAGTTACTGTTCCTTCCTTTTGGAACAGCTTCTTCAGCACATGGGTAAAGTGGTTGAATACGAATTGACTAAATTCGTATGTCATAAGAGGATCTCCACCGTATTCTTTCGTAATTGTACTTATTTTCACCTTTCCTGGGAAATCTAATACTCGGTATAAGCCGAATAAAGTCGCCCAGAACCGGATAGTCCAAGTACAATGCGATCGAATACGTGCCCGGTGAAGGGCTGGAATGATCGAAGGGATCCCACCATGCGTTCGACCGACCCGGGCCCCGAAGGGCGTCAGGTCGTGTAGTCGTTGACCACCGACCACCTGCTGGAGCATAGAAGAACAAGCCTTGAGATAAATCACAAGGTACTTGATTCCGCCATGTTTGTACAGTCGGTGATAGGTAGCCAACGTAGTGATTACCACTTTGACAACTGAAAGGTTGACTCTCCGTCCCAGAAGTGATATACATCCAAGGATGTGTACCACAGCTGGACGCCCAAGTTTTACCTTGAGCATGGCATTAAGAGACGAATAGGAGCTTAGCAGTCGAGAATACGCACGACCAAGCG